CGGTGTCGTGTCGTCACTGGCCACAAAGATGACGTCGTATCCGTCTGGCCGAGCCTTCGTGAAATCAAAGTTTGTGCTGTTCAGGATGACCGTGAGCGGAAAGTCCGAAAGACCAGCATCGATCTTCGTATAATCCACCGTGATTTTCTTGCGGTATAGATAGTTGCCGTTATACCAGCTCATACTGGATCACCCACCTTCTTCACGTCGCCTGCTTGATCCGGTATGCAAGGATACCCAACAGCCCGGTTCCTTTCGCTACGATCGGATTGCCTTTCTTATCCTGCGAATCATCGATGTCGACGATTATTCCGTTGGTATCATCATCCAGGGCCACAATACGATCCTCCTGCAGGAGACCTTGTGCTGCAGCATTGCTCACAGTAATCTCGAAGCTTCCTGCACCCCGAAGCTCCCGTTTGAATCTACACTTATAATCTGCAATCACACCCAGCTGAGTCAAGGTTTGGTCATACACCCTAATCATGCGATCACCCCACTGTACGGGGAAAGCCACTTGCGTCGGTACTTCAGTGTTGCCGTGGTTCTAGAAGTGTCATCACTTGAGTACTTGATTTCATTGATGCCACGCCGCAGTGTGATCCCGAAATCATTGAATGTAGAATCCACATACTTGAACGCATTCTCTTCTACGCCGCCAGACACGATGATAAGTCTAGGATTCCTATAGTCCGTGTTCATGATTATCTGATCCCCAGCCGCCAGTGTTTTATTGAGCTTCAGCTTCTCTCCGTACGTCAGGTTTTCGATTACCGGATTTGTCGACAAACCCTCGAACTCGATGATGATCGGTGTCGATACGTCACCAGTGTTGTTGATCTCCACACCGCCGTCTGAAACTTGACCGAACTCGAATGTGTCGCTGAATTCAATAGGGAACTCGAAGAGGTCCACCTGAGACTCCAGAAGTACCGAAGTCTCCTCCTGATCCTGCCAGAGTGGCTCCGGAAGCATGAATGTAACCCGTGATCTCTGGAACTGGCTTGTGCGGTTTTCCGGATCTGATGCCTGGGAAGGTCCCTTCCTCAGATACGCCTCGATCTCCTTGGGCACCAGGCCGGTTCTTGAGTACTGGAGCTTGAACATTTCAAGGTTATCCACCGAATGATACTCCCCGTCAAAGAACCGGCAGAAGGCAGCCCGTTTGCTGAGAAAAGATGTCTCTGTCGTACCGGTGATCCCAACCGTGAGCCCCCAGATCTTAGATCCCAGGGTCTTCTGGTTCACGCTGATGCCCCTTTGTAAGTAGCCTTTGGTTGTGACTATGTTATATTCGACACCACCAACATCACCAAAGTTCAGCAGGCGGTACTCGTTCTGCGGCATGAGGTCCAGTTCATCCCCGTAGGGATTGATGATTTTTAGTTCTTCCATGATCTACAACCCCAATTCATACGCAAGGTCCATGTTCCCCTGCTTATTTATGTTCGCCATCTCATCCTCATCCACGGTAGTCTTGATGTCGTAATACTGGTTAACAGTCATAACCTTACTTTCCTGGCTGGCCGCAGGGTTGCTTTCAACTTCCTTCATAGCGTTGAGCATAGTGTCAGTGATGTCGCTACTGGAGATATCACCCTTCTCTGCCAATGTCTTCTCGAGAGATGCCATGATTTCAGCATTCACAAGTTGCTTCAGCGTTATGCCTTTTTCTGCTGGGTCATCCTCAGGATCTTCTGTGCGCTGCAACCCACCAGTACCGCCTGCGGATGCCTTAATATTACCTAGATAGTTCTGCAAATCAGACTCGGATGCTGCTGTTCCGAATATACTGTCGTCTTGTTGTGCTGTCGGATCGTGCCCGGATCCCCAGACACCAATCTCTTTCTTTTTCTTTTTGAACTCATCATCAACAAGCTCAAGTTCCACAAGGAGCGGTAGAGGATCAGCTCCATTTGCTTCCCGGATCTTATTTATCTGGCCAAGCACCCAGTTCACTAATCGAATCATTTTATTTGCACTGGTTTCAATTATCCTCAGTATTGAATTCCAAGCGGATTCCAGTATGCTTTTCACACCGTCCCATGCAGCCTGCCAGTCGCCTTTGATAACAGCCTTGATGATGACAAAAACTTGCTTGATTATATTCGCAAAATCCCGCAAATTTGCCAACATTACCGTGAGATGTTCCATCACGATATCGTCGATAAGAGACCAGGCCCATACAAAGAAATCAACGATGGATTGGACCACAAAGCTGATACTAGAGGATATCTCACCCCAAGCGCTAATTACATTTTGCCGGAATTCGTCATTGGTTTTGAAAAGATGGATAATGCCGGCTACAAGCGCAGCTAATACAGCCACTACGATACCGACAGGACCGGTCATAAGCTTGAACGCAGCACCCACGAGCTTGAGCTTTCCGGGCATGCCACTTGCAATTGCCAAGACCTTTGAGAGCCCTAAGAGTACAGGTCCAATCGCAGCGGCAAACATTGCTAGCTTCACGATCATCTTCTTAGTTTCTTCATCCAAATTTGCAATTGCTTGAATCTTCTCGTTGATAACCGTCACAATTTCAGTAAACTTCGGCAAAAGGATCTCGCCAAACGTGGCCGCCAGTTCTTTGAGGGATTCCGTGAAAACCCTCATCTGGTTAGCAGCTCCGCCCCCCGTGCGCTCGAAGTCACCCTGTGCGTTTGAGCTCAGATCCATAATGTAGGCATAGCGTAGCTGTACCAGCTCGGCCTGAGTCATTTCCTTGGTAGTCTTATTAATCCCCTGGGATAGAGCAAAAGCGTTAAGGTTGGCCTGAGTCATAACATACCCAAGCTTCTTAAGTGATTCTGTCTCTCCTGTGAATATGCCAGCCAGGGCGGTCTCGGCCTCATCAATGTTGATATTCTTAAATGATGCTAGATCCCCAGCTAAACCTACAAGTGACACACTCATATCAGTCGCAGCATTCAAAGGCAGCTTCATACTGGTGGCCATGTCGCCAAACATCGCTGCCATATCCAATGAACTGCCTTGTGCAATACCGAATGACTTCAGTGTGGTCTTACTCCACTCTTTCACCTTGTCGGCATTCTGCCCGAATGCTACTTCTGCCTTATTGAGTGATTCTTGCATGTCGGAGGCGTATTTAATAGATGCTGCAGCCGCTCCCAGTATTGGCATAGTCAGATGGGTCGTGAACGATCGCCCCATATCTGCAAGGCTACGACTCCATTTTTTCATCTTTCGTTGAAGTCCTTGGAACTTCTTCTCCAAGTCACTGAAATCAGCTCCAGCACGTAACATTAAATTCCTGACAATTGGCATCTACTCACCTCCCAGCATTTTATTTATTGTTTTCACCTGCTCGAACATTTCCTCGTCGGTCATCTCTTTGATCTTTGGTTTCACATACAGAAGACTCTCCACTTTCTCTGGTCTCTTGCCATTCATCCAAAGAGCCGTCCAGTATGCATGTCTGTACATCCTGATTGTTTCTGTATCTCGACTTCTTAGCACACCCGCAGCATATGAATCGAATTCCCAAGGTGTGAGATCTAGGATCTCAGCTGGTTTTAGACCAACAAAAGCCGCGTTCTCAATGACGCGGCTGGTGTCTATTTTTTGCGGTTTGCTGATTTCCTGGCCGGTGGCTTTTTTTTAGGAGCACCCATACTCTTCATGGCTGCATCCATCGCTTGGGTTACTTTTTCCATGAGTTCGTCCATCGGCATTTCAGACTCATCAATCAGGTCCATTACATCCTCGACCGTGAGATTATCATCCTCATGGACTAGTCCGGCCCAAATGAACGTGACCATCGTCTTGACTGATACATCCGAGAAATCAATAGATGCTATACTGCTGTCTAGTTCCTCCTCAAGCCTTGATAACGCCTTAAAGGAGTACCTAAGATTCCTCGCCTTACCCAGCGTGATCGGTACAAATTTTTTCATTTCATATCACCTTTCCAGACTATACAGTCGCCGCCAGCGTCGGCTTGCCACTCACCTTGATGGTCGCTTCCATACCTACCGCACCCTCTAGTTCTGCTTGGGTGGTGCCAAACGCAGTCACAATCCCATTAAATGACCAGCTGTACCCGATTGCAGTTGGAAACTCAATCACGAAGGCCGTCACAGCTCCGCTCTCAAGTGCAGCCTGTAATGCGTTTTGACCATCAGTATCTGTGGGAACCAAGATTCCCGCCATAGGTACTTCGCCGCCATCCTTTAAGCCCGCGATGAACTCGCGATATTCATCTGCGCTATCATGTGTGGTCACATCCGTGACTCCCCGTTTGATATTAATGCCACCAATACTTTTCAACTTTGCAACAACACTAGCTGCAATTTTCAATTTAGTTCCAAAAGAGCTACTCATTTGTATCGCCTCCTAGTAAAATACAGTGAACTCAATCACCTTTCTAAACAGCTTCACTTGTTCTTCAAATATTTCCGGGTTGTACTCCTCAAATTCCAAGTTCTGGATGAGAGGGCCCGTCACGCCAACTTTCCTATGCACAAAGCCCTTCACCTTTGCTTCGACCAAGGCACTGACCGATTTCATTTCGGAATAAGTTCTGCCCAGAATATCCAAGGTGCATCGCTGCGGTCCATAGTCCTCATAGCCATCATGGGTTCTTATCTCTTGCCGGTCCCCAGTCTCATAGATCAGATACGGCGCTTTCTTCTTAGGGATTGTTGTCAAAGGATAGAGCTTGCTATTCAATTCCGATATTGTCTTGAGTTCAACCACTAAGGCTTCCTCGAAATTCATTGCACCACCTACTTCTTCGAAGCTAACTTGTCCAATTTGGCCAGCAGCTTCTCAAAAATCTTTGCAGCAATCGCATCGGCATTATCATCAAGTGCGCGTCTTAGATAATGGAGTCCAGGAATTTTTCTGCCATTCCTGGTAAGGAAGCCGAATTCCATCGATGATGGATAATAAGCATCCTTTTCCTTACCCTTCTTCCTAAAGATGTCGGTCATCTTCGGATCCAGCATGATGTCATAGACTTTCTTTGCACGTACGCGTTTCCGCTCTCCCTTAATGATGATCCCCTTCTTGAGGTTTCCTGTAGTATCTGGACCTCCTGGAGCATTTTCTTTGGCAGCCTTCAAAGCAATCATGGCACCGGCCCGCGCGGAAGGTGTAACAATCTTCTCAGGGAATTCACCAATTTCTTTAACCAGTGCCTCAAACTCCTCCATGCCCTCAAACTCAAAACGCACACTCATGGTTCTTGCACCTCCCGAGCAGAAATGTAGATCTCTCTCCTGGCTCCATCAACAGGATCGATACTCAAAATTTCATAGATTTTACCTGAGTATACGATTCTCATATCTTCGTCCAGATCTGAGCGATGGCGCATTTTGAATAGCACCTCCACCTCGGAGTTCACTTTCTGGGCCGCGTAGAATTCACCGCCGCCTGTCGTTTTAACTGATGCCCATATCTTTTTCAGATCTGCCCATGTCGGTATTTCCTCGTTGTATGAGTCAGTTGTGTGACCGCTGACGTGCTGGATGGTGATCCGCCGGTTCAATTCACCAGATCGCATCAATCCCACCACCGATCACGGTGCTGACTCAAAAGAGAGTGTACCGAGAACTCAATCTCCTTGGTGATGGTACCGACCATGACCGCCTCCCGGTTCTCGTACCAGTGCCCAAGCAGCAAGTAAATAGCCTGCTTGACCGTTTCCGGAACACTGCCCCCAACTGAATAAGCCACCTTGATCGGCCTCACAGGATAGAGAGTCGCACTCGGCCAGCTGCCACCGTAAGGCAGAACTACCTGACCGCCGTCAGTGTCAGTCAGGTAATCCGAACCTTCGCTCATGCTATGCTCTACGCCGTCGGAATCTGTGTACTTCATGCTGCTGATAGCTGTCACCGGTTGGTATGGCAGCCGAAATGACCTCTCGAAAGGAAAACTCATCAGAGAGTACTCCAAAGTCTTCTCGATGAATGCCCTGCCAGTCCAGTTCTCACAGTACTCTCTGGCTGGCTTGATCATCCCGGTGACTAAGTTATCATCATCGTCATAGTCAATCCGTAGATGTTCTTTCGCATCGGTAAGAGTAAATGGCTCAACTGGGCTTTCTGTTTTTACGACTACCATGTTCCATCACCTACTCTT